GAGACGATAAGAGGATGTGCTACAACACGAAAGGTTGATCATGGCAATTTCCACATTTGATGGTCCGGTTCGCTCGCTTAATGGTTTTTACGCGCAGGGTCCGGGCAATGTCGTTTCTATCACCTCCAGCACCACGTTGACCGTAGCGGCTCATGCTGGCAAGACTTTGAAGGTAGGTGGCACGTTAGCCTCCAATCTGGTCATTACGCTTCCAGCAATCAATACCTCGGCATCTGCTGCATCGGCTGGTCCGGGAACCGATCCAAACACTTTAAACAATCAAGGCGCGACCTTTACCATTTGGGTAGACGCAACGATTGCGACCTCTTCGGTAAAAATTGCAACTGATGGCACTGACAAGTTTATTGGCTCGGTTCTGTCGATTGATTCGGATTCGTCTGGCGCGATGGCTGGCTTTGTTCCTGCCGCTGCCAACGACTTCATCAATCTGAACGGCTCTGACACTGGCGGTCTTGTTGGCACTTGCATCACTATTACCTCGTTGACCACCAATAAGTACATGGTCAATGGCGTTATCGTCTGCACTGGTACTCCTGCTACGCCGTTCGCGAACTCGTAATAGGAGGCTGACATGGCTTCCATGCAATATGATGTATTAGCGTCAAAGCCGCGAACGACTGACGGTCAGATGAAAGATCAGAACGACAACGATTTGCTTCGTTGTCGGATCAAGTCTGTCTATGGTGTTTCAGGTGCGAACGCTGGTTCTGTTGTCTTCCGAGATGGCGGCTCTAGCGGTCCCATCTTGATGACGATGAACTCACCAACAGCCGCAGCCTCTGGTACTTTCTGGCTACCAATGCCGGGGGAAGGCATTCTGGTTGAGACTAACCTTTATGTAGACCTGACGGATGTCGCGTCCATCATGGTGATATACGGGTGATGTCATGCAATCAGAAGCCTCCTTCAACCTGCATGGCAAGAAACTGTTCATCGGGTTGCCAGCCTATGACTTCAAGGTCTCGGTCAAGTTAGCAATTGCGCTTGCCGAGTTCTGCGTCAAAGCGCAGCAGCACGGTATTCAGATTCAAATCTCCAACGTCTCGGGATGCTCCGTGGTATCCCGAGTGCGGAATATTATTGCCAACGAATTTCTTGAGTCAGACGCCGACCATCTCTTTATGGTCGATTCAGACATGACGTTCCAAGCGGACGATGTTATTCGTCTATTGGCATGGAGTCAGACCAAGCCTATCGTGGCAGGTGTGGGAGCCGCTCGCAAGAAAGAGAAGGTCTACTTCTCTTCGCTCGATCAAGACGAAAACGGCAACATCTTTATGGACAAGATGGGGCTGGTCAAGGTTAAGCGCGTAGGCACTGGCTTCATCATGATTCAGCGCAAAGTCTTTGAGACCTTGCGTGACGCACACCCAGAATGGAAGTACATGGACCAGAACACCAACAAGGTGCTTCAGTCTTTCTTTGATTTCCGATCCACCCCGGACGGCTACATTGGCGAGGACTACGTCTTCTGCGACCGCGCTCATCAGCACGGCTTTACCGCTTGGGTAGACCCGACCATCAAGCTAGGTCACATGGGTGTCCATGAGTTTGAGGGCGCGTTTGGTGAGGACTTCTTGTATCCGCTGTTAAAGCCGATGGAAGAGGAAAGGCAGGTTGCCAATGGTTAAGCCTGTCAAAAAGTCTTCAATGACCTGCAATTCGCCTCGGGCTACCCCGACTCATCCCAAGAAGTCGCACATTGTGAAGGCTTGTGAAGGCGGCAAAGAGCGCGTCATTCGCTTTGGTCAGCAGGGTAAAAAAGTTGGAACTGTATCTGGTACGGCAGGAAAGCCCAAGGCGGGCGAGTCTGACCGTATGAAGGCAAAGCGTAAATCGTTTAAAGCGCGTCATGGATCAAACATTGCCAAGGGCAAGATGAGCGCGGCGTACTGGGCTGATAAGGTGAAGTGGTAATGGAGATGATGATATGGAACGTGATCCTAACAGCCATCGTTGCCTTACTGGGATTCGTAGTGAAAGAAAAGTTCGCTGAATTGAACAGGCTTGGCATCCTGCTCAATAAGACCCGAGAGGAGGTGGCTCGTGATCACATTACTCGCGCAGAAGTTCATCGCGACATGGAAAAAATTATGGAGCGGTTTGATGCAGGTATTGGTCGGTTGGAAACAAAAATTGACGAACTTCGCAGAGAACAAAAAGGAAGACCATGAAGGCAAAGGTTAAACGGTATCAATCTGGTGGATTGGCTGGCATTTCAGAAGCCGCCCAAGATTTAATGTCCAACGTGGACAATATGGCAAACACCATCAATTATGGTGAACCGACTTCTTCTGGCGTTGTTCAACCGATTGGCTTTAATGCAATAGCCGAGATGAAAAAAGGCGGCATGGTTAAGAAGAAGAAGTTGGGTGGCTATGTAAAAGCCGCTGATGGCATTGCCACAAAAGGCAAAACAAAGGGGCGCTTCGTATGAAGAACAAAGTTCGCACAGTGATGAAAGAGTTTAAATCGGGGGACTTGAAATCATCTTCCGGGAAAAAGGTCACCAACCCGAAGCAAGCGATTGCAATTGCGTTGAGTGAAGCGGGCAAATCCAAATCAATGAAGGAAGGTGGTCACATGAAAGAGTCAAAAGAAATGATGAAGAAGGAAGTGTCGTTCATGAAAAAGAAAGGCGCTCCTAAGTCCATGATCAAACATGAGATGAAAGAAGCCGGTATGAAGCATGGCGGCAAAGTCAAGAAGATGGCGGGTGGCGGTTTGGCTCCCGGTCACAAATCGGCTGACGGTGTAGCCAAGAAAGGCAAGACCGACACTAAACAGGTTGCTATGAAAAAAGGCGGCGCTGTTAAAAAGATGCGTTACGGCGGTAAGTGCTAATAGGGGATTCCCATGAAAAGGAAAAAGGTCAAACGATTTGACGAAGGCGGCTCGACTAATCGCAGAACGCGAGAGTTGCTTGAGTCAGATGAGGAATTGAACCCTGACGTAACGGAGCGTTTGCGCCGCGCTTCTTCAGGCTCAAATGTCAAAAGGATGGACGGAGAAGGTGGCTACACCTCACCAAGGAAAATCTCATTTGGTGAGGAGTTCGCCTCTGCCCGTCGATCTGGCAAGAAGACTTTTGAGTTTGACGGTAAGAAATTCTCTACCGAATTGCGCTCCGATAAAAAGGGCGGCGGCTCCAAGGTAACGTCAGAACCTCCTGTCATCGTCAAAAAGGAAGACCTTGGCAGTCAGGACTTTTCTTCTAAAGCGGCAGAGAAGTCTGGCGGCGCTCCCAGTGCTGCTATTCCTATTGCATTGGGTGGCGCAGGTGCTACCGCAGCATTAGCCAAAATGATGATGGGCAAGCCATCTTCAACTTCGGCGCGTGTTGAACCCACATTGAGTGCAAAAGGCTCTGCCAAAGGTATGCCGGGAGGAAGCCTGAAAGACCCTTACGCCATGAACTTGGGCGCAGACCTTGACCCAAGAAACACCTTGCGTATGAATCCGCGCATGGGTGTAGACAGTCAGGGGATTGAGTTCAAGAAGGGCGGGAAGGTCAAAAAGATGGCGTCTGGCGGCAAGGTTTCCTCAGCGTCTAAACGCGCAGATGGGTGCGCTATTCGCGGCAAAACCAAAGGGAGGATGGTGTAATGGCTGCTAAACCCCCAAAAACCAAAGCCCGTGAAGTGGCGGAAGAAATTGATCGTGAAGATCGCTCTCCGTACACTACAAAGGCAGAAAAGTACATCCAAAATAAACCCGAGGATGACTTTGGTACTCGTGCGCGTAGAACGGCATTTGCCGCACCCATGCTTTTAGGTGGCATCGGCGCGGATATAGCTACAACACCGTTTCGTAAAACACGCTCAAATGAAGACATTAATGAGCTTGCGCGGGAAGTAGCAAAAGGCAAAGGCATGAAGGCTGGTGGCAAGGTTTCCTCTGCCTCTGCTCGTGCTGATGGTTGCGCTATTCGTGGTAAGACGAAGGGTCGAATCCTATGATGCCAAGCCGTGGTATGGGCGTAATGAACCCGAAGAAGATCAGGTCGATTAAAAAACGGGACGGCAACGAGCCGGTCAAGCTGTTTAAAGAAGGCGGCGAGAGCAAGGTAAATCAGGCTGGCAACTACACCAAGCCCGGAATGCGTAAAGCTCTGTTCAACCAGATCAAAGGTTCAGCAACCCAAGGCACGGCAGCAGGGCAGTGGAGCGCCCGTAAGGCGCAGCTATTGGCTAAGAAGTACAAGGAAAAGGGTGGTGGGTATAAGGGATGAAGAAGCGCAAGAAATTTGACGATGGTGGTTCGGTAATGGATAAGCCGAGTCAAGATATGCGTGATCCCGCATACCGTCGTCAACTGGAGCGCCAACAAGCGTTAGAAGCATCCCCGGTGGGACCGGAAGATTTAATTGGTTTGGGTTTGGGCAAGAGGGCTTTGAGTGCTGCGGAAATGGCAACTCGCCCTTATGTAAAGAATAAAGTGGTTGTATCAGAAGGCTTGCGGTTAAAAAGCTCGCCTGTGCGTATGCCTAGCAGTGATAAAGACATTACTCACGCATACAGGAATATGTCGCAAGCTGAATACGAAGCAGCAAAAAAGAGTGGTTATTTTCAGCGCAATCCAGAGCCCAAGCATGGCGCTGGGGACGAAAAGTGGTGGAGCGGCGGCGATAAAACTGGCAAGTTTGGTAGAGAGTGGAAAGGCGGAGAGGGTAGCGTTACAGTACGCGCACCCAAAAGCAAAGTGCCAGAGGATAAGGCTGTCAGATTTAAAGATGTAGAACTAATGAAGCGCGGGGGTAAAGTGAGGTCAGCGTCCACCCGTGCTGATGGTATAGCGCAGCGCGGTAAAACACGAGGCAAGATGAGATGAAAGCCCCGCAACAAAGCCTGAAGTCGTGGACGGAACAGAAATGGCGCACAAAGTCAGGCAAGCCATCGTCTAAGACCGGAGAGCGTTATCTGCCGGAGAAAGCCATTAGTGCTTTGAGTCCAGCGGAATATGCGGCGACAACGAAGGCAAAGCGGGCAGGTAAGGCAAAGGGCAAGCAGTTTGTTCCACAGCCCCCGAAGGTAGCAAAGAAGGTGGCTAGTTACAGGAAGGTCAAATGACAACGTCAGGAACAGCATCGTTCAACCTAGACCTCAACAATATCGTTGAGGAGGCGTTCGAGCGTTGCGGCAAAGAACTGCGGACAGGCTACGACCTGCGTACAGCCCGTCGCAGTTTAAACCTGCTGACCGTTGAATGGGCAAACCGGGGCGTTAACCTCTGGACGATTGAGCAAGGGTCTATTGCTCTGGTCGAGAACCAGTTTGTCTACCCGCTGCCTGTGGATACCATCGACCTTCTGGAACACGTTACCCGTACCGGGACAGGACAGAACCAGCAAGACCTTACGATCACCCGGATCAGCGTCTCTACCTACGCGACCATCCCGAACAAGAACGCCACAGGGCGTCCGATTCAGGTGTGGGTGGATCGTCAGTCGGGCGCGACCTATCCTCCGAATGGAAGACCCGCAGGGACAAATACAACCACGGGCGTGGACCATCCGCAAATTTATGTCTGGCCCGCGCCCGATCAAAGCAACTACTACACCTTTGTTTACTGGCGCTTGCGCCGTATTCAGGATGCCGGTAATGGTGTTCAGACGCAGGACATCCCATTCCGATTCCTGAACTGCATGATTGCTGGGTTGGCGTATTACCTCGCTCAGAAGATTTCTCCTGAGATGATTCCTGCTTTGAAGGTGCAGTACGACGAACAGTGGAAGTATGCAACCGAGGAGGATCGAGACAAGTCCGCAGTCCGGTTTGTGCCGCGCAGATACTTTATCGAGTAAGGCATGGGAAACAAGTTTGCATCTGGCAAGAACTCGATTGCGGAGTGTGACCGCTGCGCTTTCAGGTTCAAGCTAAAGCAGTTAAAACGGCTGATCATCAAGACCAAGAATGTCAACATTCTGGTTTGCCCAGAGTGCTGGGAACCTGATCAACCGCAGCTACAGTTGGGGATGTATCCGGTGGATGATCCTCAAGCGATTCGCAATCCAAGACCGGATTTGAGCTATCGCATATCGGGCTTGAGCGGGTTGCAATTGGTAAACACTACTGGTCCTGACCAAAATCAGACTGGTACGCCAGAGGGCGGTAGCAGGATTTTCCAGTGGGGGTTTGCTCCCGTTGGTGGGTCAAGAGCAAATGATGATGGTTTAACACCCAATAATCTTGTTCTTGGAATTCAATTGGGTACAGTGACGGTAGTAACCACATAGGAGTAATCAATGGAAACTGGCAAGATGAAAAAAATCGCCAAGCAGGAAGTCAAGAAGCATGAGAAATCCATGCATGGCAAAGGCTACGCCAAAGGCGGCGTGACTTCCGAGGCAATGAAGAAGTACGGGCGCAATGTTGCTCGCACTATGAACCAACGCTCTACTTCGCGGGGTGGCTAATGAATACCGACAAGTTCGAATACTTCCCGGCTGAGACTGCTGACCCATGCGGTAAGTACGTCCAGCCCAAGCCTTATACACAACCGACTCCTAACACTGGCTATCCGAATGCCATTTCGAACACGCAAACTCAGCGTACTCGCGGCACAAAGAACACCAGCAAAGGCTTCGGTCACAGCACCAAGATGGGGTAATCGGTGAATTACACTGAACTGAAAGCGCGAATTAAAGCGTATTGCGAGAACGACTTCCCGCAAGCGGTTGGCGCTGGGGGCTTGACCTCTGATCAGCAGATTGCGACCTTTGTCCAACAGGCAGAGCAGCGCATCTACAACTCAGTTCAGTTCCCTTCGCTACGCAAGAACGTCACTGGAACCATAACGGCAAATAATAAATACTTGTCCTCACCGGGGGATTTTCTGGCGGTCTATTCGATTGCTGTGATTGATCCTACGTCTGGCGAATATTTGTATTTGTTGAACAAGGATGTGAACTTCATTCGTGAGTCTTTCCCTAGCCCTACCGATACCGGCAAGCCCTATTACTACGCGCTGTTTGGACCAACCACAACCAACAATACGCCTCCGGTGATTACCAATGAGTTGACGTTCCTATTGGGACCGACACCGAATGTGTCCTACAGCGTAGAGTTGCATTATTACTACTACCCTGAGTCAATCACCACGGCTTCTTCAGGTCAGACATGGTTGGGTGACAACATAGATTCGATACTGCTGTACGGTGCAATGATGGAAGCGGCGGCGTTCATGAAGTCCGAGAAGGACGTTGTGGATATGTACACAGGTAGGTACAACGAAGCCCTGATGCTTGCCAAACGTTTGGGCGATGGCATGGAGCGTCAGGATGCTTACAGGTCTGGTCAGTACCGGATGGAGGTCAAGTAATGGCGTTCACTGGCAACTACACCTGCAACACGTTTAAACTGGGTCTTGCCAGTGCGGACTTTGATTTTGCAACTGGCACGACTGATGTGTTCAAGATTGCCCTGTACACCAACGCCGCGACCTTGGATGCATCTACCTCGGCATACACCACAGACGGTGAGGTGGTTGAAACTGGCTATACGGCGGGAGGCGAAATACTGACTCCATCCGTTTCCATCTCTGATGGCGTGTCGTTCATTGACTTTGGCGATGTGTCTTGGAGCGGGGCATTCACTATTTCTTAAGGAGCATGAAATGATTAACAGTAAAGCAAAATCCACCGACAAGGTCTTCGCAGAAGCCGCTGCCGGTGGTGCATCTCAAGAAGGCGCTCGCGGAGGCGGCGTGTTCTCAGTTGAGTGCTACGACAAAGAAGGCAACCTGAAGTGGAAAGAAGAGGCGAAAAACCTTGTGGTGAATGTCGGCTTGAAGGACATGAACGACAAGTATTTTTCTGGTTCTGCCTATACCGCCGCTTGGTATCTTGGTTTGATTACAGGTCCGGGAGCCAGCACTACGATTGCGGCTGGCGACACCATGTCCTCTCATGCAGGTTGGACAGAAGATACAAGCTATAGCCAAGCAAACCGTCCTACTTGTACTTTCGGTGCAGCAACAACTGCCGATCCTTCGGTGATTAGCAACTCGGCTTCTGTGGCTGTTTTCTCTATCAACGGCACGACTACAATCGCTGGCGCTTTTTTGACCAGCGACAACACCAAGGGCGGCACGACCGGCATTCTGTTTTCGGCATCGGACTTCCAGTCTCCGGGTGATCGTGCTGTTGTTTCGGGTGACACGCTGAATGTCACCTACCAGTTCAGCCTTGACGCAGCATAAGGAGCAAACATGGCTACGAAATATACTAAGGGTCAGAATGTCAAACTGGCATCTGTTATTCCGCAAGGTCCAGTCATTGCACTCCGCATGGATGAAGACGGCACGTTCTTCTATCTGGTGGAGTGGACTGACGAAAACGGCGCGAAGCAGCAACGCTGGTTTGAGGAAGACCAACTGGCTGCTGTGTAAGGATGTACGGACTACTGCCCTACTCGACTGCGCCATACTCATCACTTTCCGGTGCTGTTTATGCTGTGACGGTTGCAGAATCTGCCAATGCCTCAGACACTCTGAGCGCACTGGCTACGTTCGCCGCTCAAATCAATGAGACG